ACTGCAGATGCAGAGGTAGATGCTGCCAGTATTTTAGATCCATTCTCTAACTCCATGCTACCTTTATTATATACAACAATACCTTGCTGTAGCCACAAAGGTAATTGCTCATATGCTAATTGTAATCTTCCGAGCAAGTCTCTAGCAGTAGATAACTTGTTGGCAAGAATACCAATATTAACATTGTCATTGAACAAAGCATAGTGTAAAAGATAAGACACACAAGTAGTTGACTTACCAGTCTGTCGAGGTAACTTTGCTATATTAAATCTATGTTCATGAAACTTTTCAATTAACTCTTCTTGAAAATCCCACATCTTAAATGGAACTATACCCTCATCAAGAGATATGATTTTAATATAGTTCTTAGCAAAATATACAGGATCTTCTTTGCACTTGAGGTATTCCTCAATCTGCTCTTGAGTAAATTGTATTTCAGTACCAACCTTTTTTAGGTTGGGGTTACCAAGATAAAAATTCGATGGATCAGTCGCCATGTGTCACTAAATATTCTTCCGCTTCTTTTCTAGTATCAAACCAGTGCAAACGACGATTAAGCTGCACCTCATACTTATGAGTAATAGGATCCATTCCTATTACGCCCTCGTAATCCATCCAATCAAGATCTAGAAGATCCTCGCTGACCATTGACATGAGACTTCTCCTCTGCTGCGATTTCATATTCTAGCATAGAGCGTAGAATAGTTGCACGAGTTGTATCATTGAATGCCTCCAAAACTCTAAGTTCTGCACGCATTTCTTCAACTCTAGACATATTTAGTCTCCTATAATTAACAGTTCCAAGCACGAAGTGACTTGTTTATACGACTGTCAGGATCTCTGGCAGTCTTTTTACTTGTCAACTTCTTCTTCATACCTTTCATTCTAGCACAGAAACTTGCTCTTCGCTTGTTCCCCTTCTTCTTACTTGGTGCTTTTAAATCACTGCCAGGATTTTCTCTCTCGTATGACTTACGACCTTTTTCGTTCAGTCCACCAGATTTATTCTTACCTTCTTTTCTCTGCCATGCAGACTCAGCCTTCATTTTGTGCTTCTCTGCACATGTAACCTTCTGACATTTCTTACATTCAGGACACCATTTAGTTCCTTCAGGACATTTTTCTTCTAATATATCTTCCTCTTTCACACAATTTGGAACTGCTCTACCATCTTTCATCTTAGTTCCTTTTGCTTTATAACCTGTCCAACAAGTTTTCTTTTTAGGATCTCTGCCGATGTTTCTCTTTGCTTGTGCTAATGAAGTTTCCTCACCGTAATTATTGAAAGCACCCATTGAAGCAGTATCATTATCTGTTCCCATTTCTTCAGAACCAGACTTAGTTGGTTCTTTCTTTTTCTTTACCTTCTTATATCCTTCAGTTGCAAGTACAACAGGTCCTTGAGTAGGATCTGATTCATGATACTTAATTACCCTACTGCCAGGATAAACACTATCTGCTATTTTCTGTGCTTGTGGCCTTTGAAGTTTTTGTAACTTAGACCTAAACACAGTAATATCATATTCTCTACCTCTCCATACGAGAGTAAGAACATAGTATCTTCCGTACATTGTAGGTATTCTAGTTGTCATGCTGAGATAGGATTGTTGTCTTTGTCGTGACGCTGATACGCAGCAGGAGTTCTAGGACTGTTATCAGTATTCCTTGCTTGAAACGTGCCAGGTGTTCTTGCAGTATTGTTGGTGTTACGAGCTTGATAGTCAGCGTTAAAGTTTTCATACGTGACTGTGCTCCAACCCTCATTTCCTGAGAACTGGTTTACCGTAGTCTTGCCTGGTTGAGGACTGACTGGGTTATTGTTTTCGTCGTGTCTGATGTATGCCATGTGATTATTTATCTTTTTTCTTACTTGCTTGTTTTAACATTTTTTGTAGGTCAGCAGTGCTTCCCATAAAGAATGCGTTGTTAGTAACTGTCTTTGATGCACTCTCTTCTTTGACTGCTTTCTTGTCTTTTTGTAGTGCCATGAGTTTGTCAGCAACATCACCAACATGTTTGATTAGTTGTCCTGCAACTTCGTATGCACGTGGATGATCAGATGACATTGCAAGGTCAAGTGCACCATTAACTGCTTCTTGTCCTTTGTCAATTAGAGAATACAGGTTACCTCTAGCATATTCATAATCCTTATCGACATCCTCACCTTTTTTTAGGTGAAGTTTACTTGTCTTTGGTAATACCTCTGTCTCTGTGGTTTCAGTATTGAAGGTATCATTCAAACCTGCCATGTCGTCTTTACTCATAATACGATACCGTTTCACTGAATCCAAAGTCATCACCACCTGTAAGTAGTGCATCATCTTGAACATCTACAAGATCAACTGGTGTTCCTGCAGTTGCAGCAGATGCCTTTGTTCCGTTCTGTGCTCTACGAACTGATAGTTTGTTCGGAGATGTTTTGCTCTTGACATACAAGACCTCATTGCCAATCTCAATGTATGATTGAGTTGGTATATTGACAAAATCAACAACCTCTATGGTAAGGTTCTTCGCAGTAATTGCTCCTGCAAGTTCTGTAGTTCCATCTTGGTTTTGATCTGTAAGTGCCCTTGGAGTAACTTGATACTCTACCTGTCTGGTTGCTGTAGCAGAAGGCATAGTAGTATAGATATCTGCTTTTGCTTTCTTGATTGGTGCTGAAGATCCTACAGGTCCGAAGATGTATGCTTTGACTGTAAACTGCATTGTAATCAAAGTAATTTTCTTCTCATCAAAAGATCCTTCATAGTCATCACTATAATTGATGCTATTCAATACAATAGGCACATCCCTAAAGTCTGCCATATCATCAACCAACTTAATAGACATCTGATATGATGGTTGGAAAATAGGAAGTATCTGTTCTGTTATCTCTAATGCTTCGTCGTTTGTTTTAGATATTATATTTAATTCAAAATCAATATTATAAGGAACAGGTGTAAACTGTTTCTTGACTGCGTTTTCTGTATTTGCCTGTAATGTTAAAGTTGTTGGTGCAAGTTTTCTAGAACTATCATATGATATTCCTGTCATCTCAAATGACAAACGTGGAACTGTAATCGCAACCTTCTGGTTTAGATCTGCCTGTTGTTCTAGTCTTGCTAAAAATTTCTGTCGAGGACCGTATGCTAGAGGAACTTTCATCCTACTGTATACAGAACCATCTTTGTTTTCTTTTCTACATTCTATATTATTAAATAGCGTTCCAAATCCTATAACGCACTTTCTAATAATTTTATTGTATGTGTATGCACCTAACATTATACTAATCCAAATGGGTTGGTTTCACTAAAGTCAATGATATCGTCACCTATAGATTCAAAGGTTACGCTTTCTGAATATTTAGGATCAGCTGTTGCCATCTCATCTCTGTTATCCAGAACTATCTGTGCTCCAGACTCTGACCCTACAATTACTTCACCTACCAAGAATGATCCAGTTGGTGTTTTAAGTTTTACAAATCCTTCATCAGCATTCCATTCTACTAGGTTAGCAGTAGCACCAGTTGATGCACCTGTAACTGTTTCTGGAACTGTAAAGGCACCTGTAATTCCTGTAGGAGCAGGAGTAAACGATGCACTTGCGGTTGTGTAACCACTGCCACCGTTAGTAATATCTATAAGTCTTACACTTTTGTAACCAGAACCACCACTTAAAATATTAATTTCAGTCAATGTTCCATTGGTAAAAGTAGGAACTAATGTTGCTGCGATACCACCCGCATCAGGTGCTGACACATTTAATGATGTCCTATCTTCATCATATCCAGATCCACCATCTACAATGTTGACAGATCTTATTTGTCCTTCCTTAACTGTTGCTCTTATGACAGCAGATGCTACAGGTGATCCACCACTTAGAGTTATGTTGACTAAGAATGCTTCTGCAGTTGCATCTATACCATCACCAGTAATTGTAATCAAAGGTGTCTCATTATACTTACTGCCATTATCACTAATGAATATGTTAGTAAGTGCACCATTACTTATCACAGGATTACCAGTTGCTGTAACCCCATTTGTTGTAAGGTAATAATGCTTGACAGTATAACCGTAATCTACTAGATCCTCATCACTATCAAATACATCTCCTTTCTCGTCACTGTATTCAAATAGTTCTGCTTTCAGTTTGTATACGTAACCTTTACCTAACTGGTAGAATGGTTCTTCGTGCTCTACAAATTTTATTTCAAAGTAATTACTTGTTAACGGAAGGTATATCAGATCTCCTTCTTGTGGTCTCTCAGGTGCTTGATAATCTTTATCAAGTAGAAGGAATTGTGATATAAGATCCGAGAATC